AAATGTATCTATATATATTTGTAAAATGGATTTTACAAATTATTTAACGGCTACAATCAAAGTTCCAGTCCGAATGAATGCGGAAGGCGAACTCATTGTGCTCGATAATTATGCGGAAATCAGAATTGAACCTTTGGACAAGGAACCGAGAGAAACGTTTGATTCAATTTATGAAAAAATGATAGAGTACATGGAGCAGAATCTAGGGTTAACCGAAGGTGAACCTGACACCGATAAAGAAGCCGCTAATGATGATGAAGCCGCTAATGATGATGAAGCCGCTAATGATGATGAAGCCCTTGATGAAAGTCTGGTTGAACACATAATGCACACATTCCCCTATTTCAAAAGAAGCAAAAAACCATTAAACGCGACATTTCGGAACAAAGGAACAAAACACAATTTTACAAAAAAAAGGTACGATTAGCAACTGTAAATTTGCGGATTTGGATTACTCTTTTTCAATGGGAATCGTATTATGAGTTCCCAAAATATAATCAAGACCTGGAAATACAACATTCCAATTGCCTTTTTGGTCTCCCTTTATCGAATGGTGCGCTCTATGATTACTCACAGACCATTTTACATATATATTTTCTTCGTTAATATATTCTTTTGAAATGCCTAATAATGATTTTTTACATACTTTATTTACATCTACACTATGTATGTACGAATGCAATGTATTCCAAACATTCATATGTATTATGGCAGCTGTAATAACAGAAAAAATAATAATAGGTAAACTAATAATTGTATTAAATAAAATATATAACACGGAAGTAGCTATTAAAAATAATGGAATTATAGTCATAAACGTAAAACAAACGTTTTTATGGTCTTCATTTTTTAATGTAAAATCTTTGTTTGTAGCTATATGATGTCGAATATGTTCTTCATGCACATCTCGGATAAAGGGTAAATCAACCTTTTGGTGCATAACGTATTTATGTATAAGATATTCTTCAAGTGCGAGTACCAGGTACAACCCGACTAAAAATAATAAAATTGATTTCAATGAATTTTTTTCAAAAAAAGGTTTCATTATATATATTTTATATATAATATATATTTTATATATATTATATATTTACCATCGGGGCCTTTGACCCTTCTGCACCACCATTGGTTCTGGCAATTGCACAGGTTGTGTATCAAACAGATTCAACGGTTTCAACTGTCGGATATCCGGAACAATCGGGTTCTGGGATTCAACCATGTTGCACGTTCCCGTTCCCCTCAACATCGTCTCAATATCACACGAATTGTTTGCAAGATTGACGCGAGAAACGCTTTGCCCCACCAATCCATTTCCGGGCAAATACGTATTGACAGGGCAACCCATCCGGTTCTCGGCATTGAAATAGTAATCGTAGACGCCGAATGTGACGGCCTGTTCCAATTGATAGTCCCCCTTTTGTGATTTTTTTCGTGTATCGGTCATATTGAATATATTGGTTCAGGAGAAAAGTTTCTTGTGCAGATTCACATATGCATGACAGGAATCATCAAATCGATTATCCAAAATGTGAAACGCCACCAGCATTTGGTGGAAAAGTGGCAAATTGTCGTACGAAAAAAGCACACCCAACCCGATTTCCTGGTTTTCCGAAAGCATGAAAGACGCGGCCTGGTTGTAAACAACCTGGAACAGTGGCTGGTCTTTGGTCTTGAAATAAATCAAATCGAGGACTGTACCGACGATTTCGTCGCTGTATTCTTCCATGGAAAAGAGTTTGCACACCGCGGCTTGATATCCTTCGTCGTCGTCGTATGAAATTGGTGGAACGTCGTAATTGTAAGACATTTAGTTAGCTAAATATAAATAACGCGTATTATTTATATTGTTTTAAAGGAAACCTACGGTTTCCTTTTGAACCTTCCCTTTTAAGTATGGGATTATAAAGGCGTAAAAGGCGAAACCTGACGCTAAATACGAAAAGTTCCCATATAATCACATACTATAAGTTTCGCTTTAATAAAGGAGGGGTCATAGGGGAACTACGTTCCCCTACTAGTACCCAGAGTCATTGGGCAAATGGCTTTGCTTCGCATGTTCTCTCGTGGCTGAGCCGCCGCGAGTCCATCCGTCTAACGCGGCCTCCTGAACCAAATACTTCGGGTTTGTAATGGTCTCTTTAATGCTGTCAATCAAAGGATACATGTGGTTATTACTGAAAGACTGCTCAGTTATGGTGGAAACGCTCTTCTTATTGGCGACAATATCTCCCTGCTTCAATTGAGACTCCAAAACGGTGTCGCATGAACCTCTGCCTAAATAGGGAACAGTTAAGAAGGGGCGCTGTTGCAGAGAAAGTTTCTCTAAAGCGCGGGCGTTCTCTTTCTTAACGTTCAAAGTAGAATCCACATCCACCGTGAATGCATTGATACCGCCACTGGCCCCGCCGTTAATTCCGGTGAACATCATCGAAGGTTGATTGGTCGCGAATTTGACGTGATCATCACTGCGATTCTCGCTAAAATAAGTAGACAACATGTAATTATTGAACCGGGTGTTCATAACGGTTTGCTGTGATTTGTCAGTATTGTCATTTCGAATTCGGGAAGCTCCGTTGAATGTGTATGGGTATAATGATGCCATTTGATTATACTATATACTATATAAAAATAAGGGAAACCTACGGTTAAGGCGCCCAAATGGCGCCGACTGTCGGACGCGAAGCGTCCTTTCCCCTATGACCCCTTCCCTTAAATATGGATTATAGCATGGGATCATAAGGAGGGGGTTTGGGGCGTAAGCTTCGCTGAATACGTAGTTCTCCCACTTAGTATAGGTTATAGTTGACTGCATTGTTTTTGGCACATGCAAAAGCATTGCCTTCTTTGCACGAAACCATACTTCCGTAGCAAAACTCAGAAAACGACTGTTGGTCATTGGGAATGGTCGTGCTGGCGGTGCTATTAAAAGGTCTCAGAGACTGTTCAAAAACGTATTGATCGCCTAAATCCGTAAACAGTTTCTCTGTTATATCTGGTTGGTCGGGGTTGGCGTTGCGGACAACTTCCTTCGCCTTCTCAATAATATCTTCATTGACCTTTTGGTTATATGCGGGGGGCGCCGGTTTTCTCTTCGGGTCATAGATGTAATCGGTGACCAACACATTGCCGAATGGATTTGCAGAGTCGGGTTCTCTAAAAACGTTGGATAAGTCAGCGGATATCAAAGGGTCCGCAGGAGACCCGTTTTTATCGCTCATAATTTCATAGAACCCCTCTTTTTTCTTCTGCATGTCATTGTTCTCTACTTTCTTGGATTTGTGAAGCATAAAAATAAAGAAGAGAGAGATGCCGCCGATAATCAAAATGCGCACGCTCTTTGTGTATAAAAATGTCATTAATGTCAACAGAATTACCGTTCGCGAAATGGCGTTCAGCTTTTGTTCAAAAGACATTTTCTCTACCGGGAAAAACTCAAACATAAAATCGTTGTTCAATAAAACATTGGGATCATCGCTCCAAAATGGGATAATGTTTTGAATTGTTTCTTTCTTTTTTTCATAGTTGATTGTTTCTTCGGGTTTTATTTCCAAATTATCAATTGGTAATTCCATTATAATATATCAGTGAAAGATTATAAAGGAAACCAACGGTTTCCTTTTGAACCTTCCCTTAAAGGAAACCAATTTTTCAAATTTTACTTCCACTTTTAGAACATTATCTTAATTTATTATTTGTATGAGAAACGTGTTGCTTCCCATACAAAGGAGGGTTATAGGGGGGTAAGCGAAGCGGAACCAAAGGTTCCCCCTAAAGGGAAGGGGTCGTAGGGGAAACCGTAGGTTTCCCTACTTTAAATGTACTTCGAGACGTGCAAATGCGAACTGTGTGCCATCATGTGGAAATCGCGCTGTCCTCCCTCGTCGTCGCCGTATCCAGTATTTCCATCTTCAATGGCCAGCATCGGGTAAACAATGCATCTGCGTCCCTCCTTTGTAATTGACCAATCCGCACTAAATGGAGGAAAGACGGTTGCCGAATTTGCCAAAAAATGGTCCGCGTATCCATTTGCATATTTCTCTACAATTCTCGATGCCTGTTTTCTGGAAAGCAAATACATCTGGGTGCCCCAAATATCGCCGTAGTCATAGTAGCGAAACGTGGTGGTTTCGGTTGTCTCTAAATCTACATAAATGGACTGATGATATTTACTGAATGATCCGTTTGATTCGCCTACAATCGGATACGTTATGAGATATCCTAAAAGCATGGTGTCCATTTGCATGGTTTCAAAATCGACGAGTACGTGTTCCAACCGTGCCTTAAAGTTGGCATCAATCATAATATCGTCTTCGCAGAAAATCCCGTAATCACGCGAATCTTTCTCTAAGAAATCGCGAATCATATCCAGATGGCCGTACATGCAGGACCAGCACTTTTCAGTATGGGGAATCAGACCGCGCCCGGCGATGCGCGGATCGGAGATGGGGACGCCGGGATGCAAGACCGCGTCAATTCCGGAAAAACGTTTTTTCATAGATTCGGCGCGAACCTCGTTTTTAAAATTGAGACAGTAGAGAGCACAAGTAGATGTCATTAATAAAAAACATATTAAAAAGTCTTAATATGTTTTTAAAGGAAACAATTAAAGGCATAAAGTTATTAACCAACAGTTTCCTCTATCGTGGTTTGCAATTAAAAGGGAAGGTTCAAAAGGAAACCGTAGGTTTCCTTTATCGTGATTTGCAATTAAAAGGGAAGGTTCAAAAGGAAACCGTAGGTTTCCTTTATCGTGATTTGCAATTAAAAGGGAAGGTTCAAAAGGAAACCGTAGGTTTCCTTTACCTGTGGTACTTCCCCACTCGTGCAAATGCATCCACAATAAAAATGGTAAACACGCCTAAAAACGTATACAAAATGAGCTCCTCCGTAATGTGGCTCGTTTTTTCCATCTGGATGTCCTCCAATATGTGGGTAATATAATTGAGTTTTTGCATAACCCCATCGTCTACCGATTTGGCTGCGGGTTGGCTGTAATACGGTTTTCCTAAAATGGCCCCGCCTTCATAACTTTTGTTGTAGTTGCTCAAATTGTCGGAACCGATATCACTAGGCCCATATTCGGGGATTCCAGCCGCCATTTTGAGAAGAGGCGATTCGAATCCCTCCCTCGGCGGCTTTGCTAAAGTAGAAACCGGCTTAAAATCGGCAAGGCCAGCCCCCTCATCCGATGAAGTAATCTTGTTTAGTAAATCGTTGATGGTGCTTCCACGACTTTCATTTAAAGCAACTGTATTTTGCATGGAGTCAGACACTTCGTTTTCATCATCAAAATCCGGATGATAAGACGATAATCCAGAATTGTCAACATCTTGATCTCTCAACGGCAGTGGTGCTTTTTGGGTTTTCCGTTTTTCTTTTCCAATCGCAGAAACTCTTTTCCGTGTATCCGACCCCGATGAATTCCAAGGCGAAGCTGTATTTAATAATGACATCTTCTGTAGTTATAATATATATATAACGGAATATTAATGAACACAATGATCGCAAAAAAAATATTGAGAGAAGCCGCCGATTATTTCAAAAACAATTCGGTCGTTATGCAATTTATACCAATTTTATTAATATTAGCATATGCAACCTATCGACACGAGTTTACTAAGGTCAGCCACAGTATTTTAGGCAAATTGTTTGCAGTTATGTTGATTCTCTACTATACTCGCATGGATTTTGTTTACGGAACCATTTGCTGCGTCATTGTTATTTGGTATTACCAGCGAACAGAGATTGAGGGCATGGAAGACAAAAAAGAAGAGAAGGAAAAAAACGAAGAGAAAGAAAAAAACGACGAACCCGTAGATGATGGAACCAATTTACCTCCATTAAAAGAACAATTAGATGATTCGACACCATCTTTAGAAGACTCCAATTTAGAAGGGTTCGAAGCATTTGAAAAAACACCGTCGATTATATCGGTGGAACAATTTAATGTAGCAAAGGACGAGTTTATTAAAGAGAAATGCAAAAACGGAGTCTTAATGTATAAGGATTTCCCAGTAAAATCAGAGATGGCGGATCACGTATACAGCGAAATCAAATACAATGGAAAAAACAAATGCAATCCGTGCGACAGAACATGCGATTACAACATCATTGAGACAAAACTGGCAACAGAGAAGAAACTGGTACCCAAATCATCCAATGAATTGTTTGACGCGTTTAAACAGTTTTTCGGAATGTCAGAGTCATTTGAACCCAATTCGACAAAACAAATTTATAGCAAACCATAAAAGAAACCTACGGTTTCTCTTTGACTCTTCCCTTAAAAGAAACCTACGGTTTCTCTTTGACTCTTCCCTTAAAAGAAACCTACGGTTTCTCTTTGACTCTTCCCTTAAAAGAAACCTAC